GAGGAATGATACTACTGTACCGTCGGAGGACGCACACATGAAATGTGGAGCACCTGACTTCAGTACGATCAAACTGATCGATTCCCACCGAGGACTTCGCCTTACACCTAAACGCTATTAAAGCGATACTATGGAAGGGTGCTGAAGACTGGAGACAAAGCTATGTCGACAGCCGGCAGACCAGACCAAAAGTTACGGTTATGAGGTCCGAGAGGCCAGTTCCTGGCTACTCAGTGGTTATCTCTCTCCAAACTGGGAGAGCACGACGCGTGGCCCGTAAAGAAGACGGGAATGGGGCACCCACCATCAGAGGGTGCAAAGGATTGGTCCCTAACCAGAGATCAAATCAGAAGGTTCCACACGGCCTATTCCCAAAGAACGGGAAGCGCGTGGACGGAAGAAGGGTTAACTCTCTTCTTCCCCGGACGATTTGAGATGGGGGGGTGATCATCCAATGCAACATGACACGATGTTAAGAAAAACACCGGGATGTCGTGAATGTTGTACAGAGGGGGAAGTTGGATTACGTTTCCAACAACGCCATATGGCTCAGGATAAGAAATTCTATCCGTCATAGCTCTATTCCATAAACGCTCAAGTCGCTTATAAAATGGATCGCTGGTCGAAAGACCAACGTGATATGGAAGATGCGCAAAGTCGGCAGCGATATCTTCGGGAGGATACCCGGTTCGCGCCTGCTTGAACAACACACTGACAACAGCCTTAGCCACCAATTCTTTATAGGTGACAAGCTGTCCGTCCAGACCAGCAGTACACGTGAATTCTTGAACTCGTAAGATCTCAAGACACGTAGGCTCTCTGACTAGCCTTTGGGCCATAGCCCAATACTTACTGGTCCCCTCGCTAAATTTCGGGGGAAGACGATATCGTTCATAGATCTTTCGACAAAGTCGAAGATCCAGAGGACGTGGGGTGAACTTTCCTACTATAGGAAGTCCCAGCCCCCCGAATGTCTCTGGAATAAACCAGGGAATTCGGAATCGCTTCAACTCACCAGAATTACGAGCAATAAACTGACTCAGGACACGCTCTCGCAAGAAGTAACCTGGGCGCTCACCGTAAGGACTGACATAAATGTCAGGTGTTCCTTCAATGAGTTCCCGGGCTCTACTCCCGATGGTGCCATCACGCACTTCATCACTCTGCATACCAGAACGAGTCAGACCGAAAAGAAGCCCAAAATTAATATACCCTACCTGACGGTAGTGCATTTCAATCAAGGAAAAATCTTTCCGTTCTTCCAGCGTCCAGCAACTGGGACTGTAGTAAAAAGTCGCAGAATTCATATTCAAGAAATGGCGAGAAAAGTAAACTTTACCAATGGACTTGACAAGTCCACAGAAAGAAGTCACTCTCTCCCACACGTCTTGTGTATACGTATTCGCAACCATAACTGCATCATCCCCGTTAACACACAACTTCGCCTTCGAAAGCGGAAGATAAGCCGCAAACTGGCCAGTATTTGTAAGTTCAAGAGCCCATCTACAGAGTGCTGCATTAATTATGCAGAGCACTGGAAATGAGGTTACTGAACCCATCAACTGCCCGTTAGCTTGCGGTAACACTTCCCCCGTCGCCTTGTTGATCAACTGGTGACCAGTTAAGGAAAGTCGAAAGAGATGAGCCAAAACAGGCTCAAGTCCCAAGACCTTACTCAACTCGTCGCAAACGATCTCAGAGCACTTCGAATGAATCTCATTCGTAGCATTCTTGTAATCTACAGACAAGAACGAATGATTAGGAGGTAAAACCTTACCCAAACGTTCCTGAACGTGCTGCGCCGTGATAGGCGCTCCAGTCAGATGAAAACACGGATGGCGGCTCATAACACTCCACAACTTACGTTGCAGAGGCTTGAGTGCGGTGTATAACATCGCCGGTCCGGTCGAGATAACCCGGATCTTTAATGCTTCTGGCAATGCCAAAAACTTCGCGAGAGGTATGCCGCCAATTGCGGCTGACAGAATACGTCGATAAAGTTCTCCAAAACTAGTCTGGAGCCCTGACATGTCAAATTCTGTCACAGGGAGGCACTGCCTCTTACCTGTTCCCCTCGTCTTTACTTCCACAAGAAGGTTGTCCGTAGGAATACCTTCGAGAGAAAAATCAGGATCGTAGAAGATCCCGCCTAACGCACCGCCGCTTTGTCGCGGCATATTGTTGTGGGCGTTGGAGCTCGGCACGAAAGGATAGAGATAATCTTCTCCCTTCATCGTTTCTCCATGATAAATCTCACGAACGGTTCTTCGCAACTCCTGTTCCACACTCTGCCAATCCAAATGATCTGATGTTTTAACAAAATCACATTTCATGGTCGAGCATAGCAAGAGCCGGGTCTCACCATCCTGTCGAGGATGCGTAAGTGATTCGAAAGTCTCCTGCTCAGCCGTCCTTAGCTGAGAGGTGGTCGGTCGGGGCATACCCTTCTTCCCATTACCCAACGAAAGTATCAAGCTTTCACTCAATGCTCGCGCGGGAGACAATCCTTCAGGGTCTACAAAACCCTCACTCCGCTTTCGAAGCATGTCCAACCAGCGGCCGGCCTTTCCAGTTAATAATTTGGAGGCCAGGTCTGGCAACTCACCATCACCCAGTTTCAATTTTGGCGACGGGACGATCTCTTGATCTTCTTGTTCAGAACTCAAGCACGCACTGTAAAAGGCGTTTAACTTGTACTTCACAAAAGCCATGAGACTATCACACTGGAACGCAGAAACTTCCCAGCGGCGGCATGCCTTCAGAGGGTTATAACCTTTTTGGTCAAACCCGTAAAGACGACAGATCTGTAACACAACATTCACGCATTCGTGAATGTATACAGAATCCCCCTCTGTAAGGGGACCCTGCAGGAGAGCAACGCCTCTACCATCGGCGGCCGCAGCTGAAATAGCGGCATTACGCTCGAGAGCTAAGCTCTCAAGCATCCATTTCCTTATCAATCTCATAGATAAGGGGCACACCAAGTAATTTCTCTTACAAGGA